ATTCTAGGTCTGCTCATTATCATATATCTTAACGCATCGTATGCGTGGTCAGAAGCGTGAGTATCCACATCTTCTGGATTAGTTTTTGATAACGGTATACTTTGTAATTCTCTTATTAAGTTTTGGCAAGTATTGAATATTTGCAACTTAGGTCTACCGTTATCTCTTACTTTTAAAAATTCATGTATTTGAATTTTACCTTGTATACGGTTTTTATCAGCACGTCTTAGCTTATGACCTGCTCGTAACAAAGCTTCTCCAACGGTAGGACCAGTAGTACCTGTTCTAGCCCAAGCTGCAGTATCCAATACACCATTTACTGAAAATGGGTCTACCACTTCCATATCTGTTATTATACTGCCTAATTCTTCTCCTGTCAAGCCTTTTTTGTATAATTCTCTATAAATTATTAAAGTTCCATCATTTATATCAATAATTCCCCATAAACAACAGCTTTCAGAAGCATAACCATAGTCAATACCTTTAGTTCTTTCCCAAGACAAAGGTAATTCAAATGGCGGTATTACATGTACTGTGGGGTCAAATTCTACAAAAGCAGCACCTTCAGCGACATCCCAATTACCTTCTAACAACTGTCTACGCTGTATTGGTGGTAATGAGTTTAGCATTTGTTCGTAAATACCATCCTCTGCTAAGTATGGATTATCTGCTAACTTAGCTGGAATAAATTTACGAGTTAGTCCATCAGTACCTAAAAAACTTTTATTAGATTCGTATGGGTCTATGTATCTACGTTTTACCCATGTAGAGCCGACACCACCGGGGTTAGCAGTGCAACGTAAATAAGTTTTAATTTCGGGGTCAGTTGTTCTTAACCTAGATGCTAGATAGTTCCAACTAAATTCTGTAGGTAAGTGCGTAATCTCATCAAATCCAATCCAAGAGTATGCTTGTCCTTGATAACGATAAACGTCTGCATCTCTTTCTAAGAAACCAAACTCTATCTTTGCACCACTTGGAAAGTTCCAAAGCTTTTCTACTTCTCTAAACTTAGCTCCGGGAAATGCTTGAGGATATAACTCACGAGACTTATCAATCATCTCTCGTAGTTCTGGCATAGACCTACGAAGTATTAAGGCACGGTGAGCTTTACGATGAGCATAACGTAGCGGGTCAACAATCATTGCATAGGATTTACCGCCACCTGCAGCACCACCATATAATACATCTTTTTCGTCTGCAGCTAAGAAATCTGTTTGTGGTCCTTCATTAGCATGAAATAGAACATTAGCATCTTCTAAATCTTTTTTAACTGTTGCAGGTAATTTATCGAGCTCATTAGTAGTAGCAACATTCTTTTCATCACCACTTAAATCTTGTAAAGTATTTTTTTGTTTTTTTAAAGACTTACGAGCATTGTTAAGTTTTTGCTCAATCTTTTTAATATTCTTTTGTTTTCGAGAGATTGCTCGATGAGCTGCAAACTTTGCTTCATCTTTTAAAGCTGGTCTACCACTTTTTTTTCTAGGTGTGCCGTCTTTTTTTAAAACAAAGTTGCCTTCATTATCTTGCAAGTAAAGATGAGGATTCTCTTCCCAGTCTTTCAGTTCGTGTGCCATACTTTTTATCTATGTGTTTTTTTAATCCGGGAGTTGAAATTTTACGTCCTGTTTCATATTCTAACCAATCTACTGCAGTTTGTAAAGATACTTCTTCATTGACAATCATATTTTCTACAGTTAATAAAGCTTCTAGTTCAGTGTCAATCGGTTTTAAATGACCAGTAACTTCATCATACTCATAACCAAAAGGTATAGTAGATGTAGTTCTTTTTATATAGCCATCAGGCAGCATGTTCATAACAACTATTATTTAAAATAAGTTCTAAGGTTTTCCCAATAAGTTTGTAAGTGTGTTTTAATTTTTTTATAGGTATTAGGATTTTCAGTTTTTATAACTAATACACCTACAACAAGACCTACAATAATTATAAAAATTATACTATCCATCATCACTTCTCCTGTTTAGATTTAAATATTTTATCCCAGTTATCAGCAATTTGTTCATCACTAACAACTTGACCTCGTGCTTTATTACGAGCCATGCGATTTCGTTTAGCTGCGGATTTTACTCCAAAATGTCCTGCGTGTGGCATTATTTAATAACCGTAACCGTTAGGGTCTTCCCAACATTCTGTTTGATTGTGTTGTCTATGTTTTATTTTAGTTTCCCAATTTTCTATAGCTTTACGAATACTTTCTTCAGCTAAAACACTACAATGTAGTTTTATTGCTGGTAAGTCTAAAGCTGCAGCAATATCTTTATCTTTAATTTGTTTAGCTTCAGCTATCGTTTTACCTTTCAACATATCAACAAACATTGTGCTAGAAGCAATCGCAGAGCCACAACCATAAGTTTTAAACTTAACGTCTGCTATTATATCATTGTCAAGTTTTAATTGCAACTTCATAACATCCCCACATGCAGGTGCACCAGTCATACCAGTAGCAACATTAGGGTCATTAGGGTCAAACCGACCAACAGCATGTTTTTGTGGATTATTCAACACGCTTTCAAATCTATCAACCACTTCTTGTGAGTATGCCATTTAATCTTCAGATAGTATGTTGTTTATAAGTTGTATTTCTTTTTCTGTTAATTTTACCATTTTACTTTGTCAGCCCAATATGCTGCTGACATCTTTCCTTTTTTAATGTTTTTAGCATGACGAGCTTTAAAAGACTTACGTTTAGCTTTCATTTTATCAGACTCTCCTGCTTTTGGTTTACCTGCAGTCTTAGCACCTTTCTGTCCAAACCTTATAGTTTTTATTTTATCACCTTCTTTAGCAACAACTATATGTGATTTTTTAGGGTGATTAGGAGTTCTTTTAGGTTTATTAAAACCAGATACTCCTGCTCTAGCAAGTCTTGGGTCTTTCTTACTCATTTTACTTTCCTGTACTTTCGTACTTTCTTAGCAACCTTTTTAGGTTGTTTAGAATGCTGTTTACCTTTTTTAGTATCTTCTCTTTTCTTTTTAGAAGTTGCAGCATATTCTGCAGCACTAAGACTTTTAATAGCTTTTTCAGGTAAGTAACGTTCACCCGTCTCTGAAGACTTTTTACCTGACTTAGTTCGCCATTTTTGTTTAGTCCAACTTCTAAGACTTCTTTGACTTTTTTTTAGTGCCATGTGCTTTCCTAATTGCTTCTTTGCCTTGTTTGGCTATTCTAGCTTGTTCTTTTTTACCAGATACTTTAGCTCGTTGTTCTAATACAGTTAATATTTGTATCTTCCTAGCAAAAGGTTTTCTAATTCTTTTTACTTTACTAACAGTTTTACGAGCATCCTCTGGAGTAGCAAACTTAATGCTAACCGTATCTTTAGGATTTTCGTCAGTGTATAAACGTCTATCTGAACCTTTTGGTTTTTTACCTGTACCAACTTTAGGGTCTCGTTTTTTACGTGGCATTATTTATAACCACCACCTTTAGCTTTATATTGTTTAGCTAACATCTGAGCTTTACGAGCACTCCACTGTCCGGGCTTACCACCTTTACTACCAGCTTTAATTCTATTAAATAAATTTTTACGCATAGTAGGCTTAGTATAATTACCAGCTTTATTTACTGTGCTTTTCTTTTTCTTGGTTGTCGTTTTCTTCGGCATAATAAATACTCACATTTAAATAGTTTACAACATAATAACTGATAAAAAACCCAGCCATAAAGGCAACAAAAAATTCAATCAATGTAACACCTTTTCTTCGTTATAACCTTCAGGCTCTAAGTAGTGCATTAAACCGTCTTCAGTTACTATTTCAACAAACTCGCCTAATAATGTTAGACCATTTACTTCGGCAGCTTCTTGAGCCTCTTGCAAAGTTTCTGCAACTATATTAGGTCCAGCAAACTTTTTACCATGCTGTTCCATCTCAGTCAGATATATCTTCATAGTCATCACTTTCGATTATTACATTTTCTTTTTGAGGTAGTATAAAAATACCACCTTGTACATTATGGTCAACCTGCACCCTATCAGTCTTACTTACACCTACTCTATCAAGGATAGTTTGAGCTGCTGCAAGTTTTTGACTAGCTTGAGGTACAGGTCTATCAGAATCAATCATTTCGATTAACTTAAAAGCAGCCTTTGGTGCAGACTTGGCAAGTACATCCGAGGCTAAATCAACTACTTCATTTTTAAGTGATTTGATAACTTGATAGTGATTGCCTGAGTATCCTGCTAGTTCTGCAGCTTTTTTAAAGTCTCCTTTAGTTTCGACTAGATTGTCTAAAAAACTTTGTTGTTTCTCAGTTAAATTCTTCTTACGAGTTTCTGATAAGTATGTCATACTATAATATTATAGAGACACTTTGCAAGTTTGTCAAGTTATTTTAAAATAAACACGAAAGGTCTTGACAAATGTTTAAAAAAAGTGTACAATATACTTGTATGCCACCCCGGTGCATATATATAAAATAACATATCTCTATAGAGCTTTTAAAACCTTGTACAACGTACAGGGTTTTTTATTATATAACCAGTGTTAGTTTTATTATAAAACTTTATAAAGTTTAGGGCAACTGGTTAATACCTAAACTAGGTTAAAATGTATGAGTTTTATATATACGGGGGGTACGCCCTACGTGCATCCTGCCCAGCCCTTATAACCAAACTTATCAAACTTTCCAAACTTTATAACCTTTAGGAATAAGCATTTTTTTTATAAAACTTTATAAAGTTATCCACAGGCATTTATAAAATGTTGATAACTTGTGGATATCTTTTTAAAACTTTTCAAGCTTTGCAAAGTTTAAATAATCTGGTTTATGAAATTCAGAAGACCTTATAAAGTTTATGAAGTTTACTCTTTAAACTTTACAACGGGCTATTCCTCACTTCACAAGCTTTGAAAGCGTTTAAACTGCCCGAACTAAATAGAGCCGTTTTAAGAGCCGATTTATATTTCTTAAGGTTTACTATCAAAAAAACTTTTTCGGGCGTTCTGTGAATGTCAAGAACTTTTTATCCTATATAACTTTTTAATCTAAGGTTATTTTATCGTCATTCCCCCTATTGTAATCAGTTAGGTTTGCGTTTAAACTGGTTTCCATAATTTACGGAGTTTTTACTATGGCTACAAAAAAAATGAAAATCACAGCAATCAAAGAGTCGATACTAATTCTTGAAACTGATTTAAGAATGGCATCAAAGTCATTCGATAAAGATGTTAAAAGAATGCAAGAAGACTCAAGCAAAAAAAATGTTGATACCCTTCAAAATAGAATATACGCTATTCTTGAGATAGGTGGACAAATAGAAGACTTAGAAAAAGAATTGAAATTATTACAGGGGGGCAAATAATGATTACACAATTTGAAAATACTAAGCTTTGGATTGACCAAAAACAATTTGAAGTCACAAGAATGAAAGGACACTCTGGAACTTCTTATTATCTCTATCAGAACATTGAGACGGGGGAATTTCACAGGTTGAAATCAAGAAGCATAGACAATCATATTGAAAAGGTAATTGTTCGGAGTGATTTATCGCAAGTCTATGTTAGACGTGAGAATAATCTAGGACAAGCCATAAACGGGAAAGGTACAGTTGTAAAACCAGAACGTCAAAACCAAGTAACGGCAAAGGTTAAGCGTTCAATGGTGCATAATTCTGACGGGAATTTAATCAGGAATGGGGGGTAATAAGCATATAACAAAAAGTTAGGAAGTATAGACTAACTCTAAAAAAATCTATACACTTAAACAATAACTTAACAAGGAGCATTTATGCAAAATTTAATAATGAATAAACTTTTCAACGGCACACGTGAAGAGTATCTACAAAAGGCAAAAGACGAACTCAACGAGAGAGTGTTTAAACAAGCTGGTTATGAAATCCCAGAAGTAAAAATATCTTGTTCTTGGGCACTGGGTACGGCTGATAAAAACAAGAAGACACTAGGACAATGTGCACCTAGAAGTTGGAGCAAGGCAAATATAAATGAAATTTTTATTGTGCCAACGGTTGATGACAGCGAACAAGTCATTGACACTTTAGCCCATGAATTAGTCCATGCTGTAGATGACAATAAGAGTGGACACGGGGCAGGGTTTAGGAAAATCTGTTTAGCAGTCGGTTTAAACGGCAATAGTAAGATGATATATGCTTGTGCGGGTGATGAGTTAAAGCAGACCATAAAAGAAATCGTTGAAGATATTGGACTGTATCCGCACAATGAATTACAAATTCATAAACGCAAAAGACAAAGCACAAGAATGCTAAAAGTATCTTGTAGTGAGTGTAACTTTTCATACCGAACAAGCAGAAAAAATATAGGTATGATGGCTAACACTATTTGCAATGGTTGTGGGAGTGATAGTTTAGAAATAGATTGTTAAGTGAGTAAAAGGTTATGCCCTGTCACCTATAAAAGTACAGGGCGTTTAAACGGAGTATAAAATTATGACAATAACAAAAGATAACATTAAACTTGAGGGCGGGGGGTTTTTACCTCACGAGACAAAAAACTATAAAGCTTATTTTGAGAATGACATTAACTTTATTTTTAGTGGCAATAAGTTAGTAGCAATGATAAAAGATGTTGAAATTAACGGAGCGATTACCGATTACTTTAACAGCTTTTACTTCTTTACTGACGAGGATATTATTCCTTATCATGTAAGATTAGCTAAGAAAGATTTAAGAGGATACATTAGTAAGCCAACTAAAAACTTTGACAAGAAAGTTAAAAAGCTTTTGAAGAAACATAAGCTTTGGAAAAATTAAAGACTGTTTAAACGGAGTATAAATTATGACAATAAAAATATATGTAGCTTCTTTGGAAGCATATAATCAGGGTAGAATGGTTGGCGATTGGGTAACGCCTAAAGATTATCTAAGCTTTGAAAAGTTTAATGATGCTATTCAAGTCGCTACTGAATACGCTGATGAGGTAGCCGTGCATGACTATGACGGCATTAATTTAAGCAATGAGTATCCAAACTTTGAAAAGCTTTATGAGTTTTGCAAAGCTTTAGAAGATAGTCATATAGATAAAGAAGTTATCCTAGCTTATGCAGATAATATTCATAGTGAATTAACACCTGAATTAATAGATGAAGTAGAAGAAAACTATATAAATACTTACGATAATTTTCAAGAATTTGCTGACGAAGAGGCAGATATGGATATAAGAAATACAGTAAATTCAGACGGCATTGATTTTGTATTACAGTATTTTGATTATATAGGATACGCTGACGATATAAGACATAGCTACACTGTCTTACATTTACCTGATTATAGTGTAGCAGTTTTTACTAATTGTTAAGACTGTTTAAACGGAGTGAAAATTATGAGAGATTGGATAGTACAAAACAAAGATTTTATTTTGGTTATGTCGGTAGCTTTACCAGTACCGATATTTTTTATAATAGCAATGCATATAACGGGAGTATAAATTATGATTGACAATGAAATAAAATTACCTAACTTTAAACAAACAGTGAACGTTGATAAAGTAAATGATTTCTCTTTTAGAGAATTAAAAGCATTAGATAGATTGCTTGACGGCAAAGCTACTAAACAAGATTATAAAATTTTAGGTCTTAATGTGCCGATTAAGAGGTAAATAATGGATGAAAAACTGTTTAAACGGAGTATAAATTATGATAGCAAAACCATACATTAGATTTTTAATGGGAGAAATTTTAAAGAATAGAAACTACTATTACAGAGTAGAATGTTACGGAGATGTAGGGGTTGAACTTACCAGAGATTTAAGCGAGTGTGCGAATCAAAAGGCAGGGGATAAATATAAGGGTGTCAATGCTTATGATGAATGTAAAGTATACATCTATGATATGTCATTACATGACGGACACAGAAACTTAGACGAATCTTGCATTGGATTTTTAGGTTGGACAAATTGGAATGACGGAGTTGAAAAGCTTTATGATTATTCTATTAACTTAGATAAGCAAGTCAAGACTGCTAGTAAAAAGTACGAAAGACAAGTAGAGTTTATATAACTATAAGTTATATAATTATTCTACACAAACAAGAAAAATTTTGATATAATTATTACATAACTATGAGGCAATGCTTCATAGAAAAACCACGGGAAGTTATGTGTAAAACATTCGATGACCTTGAGAGATGACTGTAACGAAGCCGAGCATAGGTGGATAGTTTCTAACCAAGATACTCAAGATAATGAAGACACCTCTAGTCTAGTGCAAGACCGAAAGGCGATATAAGACTTCCGATTAGTCAACGACATGAAACGTTTAAACATCATGGCTCGGACTTCGGTGGGCGTGATACCTAAATTAAATAAGTAGGTAATCGGGTGCAAAGTTAGCAGGACTTGAAACCACCTTGAAAGCGTATAAGAAACTGCTACTCTTCGAGAGTTAGAACTGGCAGAAAAAAATCTAGCTCTCGATTTGTTTTATAACTAATTGAAGGTGGTTGGCTAATGCTAATAGTAACTGGGAGTAGAGTGTATTTATATACTCGTAAATCTTGAACTTAGATTAGCTGACCACTGACAGAGTTTATAACTATAAGTTATATACTTATATCACAAAAAGAATTTAAACTATGTTATAATAGTTTCAATAAGGTTTAGTTCTCTTACCTAATTATAAAATAGAGAACGTTTAAACGAAGTATAAATGAAACAAAAAATAAAACAAATGCTGATAAAATTTTTAGACATTGATGAGTTGGAAAGACTTGTAGAAGCTAATGAAGAATTACTACAAGAGGTTAAAGAGTTATCAGAGTCTAATGAATACGAACTAAATGACAGACCTAACTTCTATGACATGGAAAGCCAAGTAGAAGAACTGGTCAATAATGAAATGGCAGATGTAGTCACAAGACTAGAAGCATTGGAGGAATAGTATGAGCCACGAAGTAAATGACAGAGTATGGGAAGATGTTTGGGAAGAAGTAGAACAAATGTCTTTAGAAGAAGTAAGAGAATTCTTATTGAGTAATTTACATTCTCAAGAAGAAGTAGCAAGACTTAACGAGGTTGAATTGCGAGAAGCAGTTGCCGAAGATATGTTTAATTTAAGAGGTGTTTAAACATGACAGATGTTAGATATGTAGAAGCAAAGTATGATACTACTATTATGTGGGATATTGAAATGATTGCTGAAAGCGAAGGTTTTGAACTTGAAGATATTGAAAAGGTTGAAGTAGGTAAGTGGGTTGAACTACACATTACGTTAAAAGACGGCACGTTTATTTCAAAACAAATAACACCTGACTTAGATAATACAGATTGGAAGTGGTCGTCAATAGACTCTTATCTTGATGAAGACTGGAATCCAATAGACGAAGATGAACTTTTCCCTGACACTTACGTTGATGAAGAAGTTGTTTAAACAAGGAGGAAATAAATGAGGTTAGCAACAGAAAAAGATTTACAAGAAATAGCAGAAGAATTGAATGAACATTATGGAAGAACTATAAATGGCGATTTCACAGCTAACCATATATGCAACGCTGTAATTTTAAAAAGCTACACTCCTGATTGTCCAGCTTGGTCAGGAGATATTGCTTTAGTTGTTCATGGCATGTCTTGTTGTAAAGATATTCTTTACAAAATAAAAGACAAATGGACATGGGTTGAAAGCATGAACGAAGGTCAATACGACTACAACAAAGAATTAATTTAAGGAGGAAGTAAATGGAAGTTAAGATAATATCACAGAACATAACAGAACTTAGGAGGAGATATGAGTAAAGATATTGGCGAACAATTTGCTATGATGAATGAGGTGTCGGCTAAGATTTCTAAGAAAACTTTTGACAAGTTTGTTTCAGAAGCAATGGCTGAGTATAAGGGCGATTTAAGTGAATTAAAAATATATGAATTCTTAACAGCTAAGATTGCTGAGATAATTGATATGCACTATGACGGAGAACTATAATGTCGTGGGTATTGATAGCATTTTTTAACATACCAGTAACAGCAGTTTTACTGGAAGATGTACACGTCTTTGAGTTTCTGTTCAAGACTGAACAAGATTGTGAAAAATTTATTGTTGACAATCGTAAAGGTTTAGAACAAGTAATCAAAGATGAGTATAAAACATTTGCAAAATCATTTGTGTGTGTCGATGCTGATAGAATTTTAGATGCATTGAATAAGTGATTTAAGGCAGTGTTAACTAGAGAACATAGGGCAGGTCATAAATATAATTATCATCTGTTAGAGGGCTTATATGGAAGCGACAGAGGTATTTTATTTCTTGCCCTAACCTAATTAACATAAAAATAAATTTGACATTAACAAAAAAACATGATATAATCTTTATAAAATTTATAAATATATTATAATAAATATTATTATAAATACTTTATAAAACTTTATAATACTATAATAATAAGGAGGTAAAGTATGAGGGAAGCAACAAGACAATTTTTAAAAGTAGTTAGTTTGTTATCTGATGAACAGATGGATGAACTTCAAGAAAACTTAAAAGCATTAAGTTGTGATGGCACTAAAAGAGTTGAGCAAGATGTTCAGTTTGATATGGCATTACAGATGTTGGTAAGTAATTTTGTTAAATCAAATAGTACGGAGGTACAGTAACATGGAAAGAGTAAAAACATTTGACGAGATAGTTGATGAGTGGTATGACCAAGCACCGATTATAGATTTAGATTCAGATTCTTTTGAGGTTTATAGACATGACGTTTAAACAGTTTGCCAAAGATATGTACTACGAAAATAGAAATGAACGTAGGCAGTATGGTGAAAAACTTTATGATACTTTTGATGAGTACCTTGAAAACAATAAAAGTTTTTTAATGGATGCATACAGGGAATACTATGGCAGTTAAAAGAGAAGTAGGTTTAATTAAGCATGTGAAGAAAGCAACTTCACAAGGTTTGGCAGGGCGTGGTAGAAAGGTTAAACAATCTACCAAGCACATGAACAAACACAAACGAAGACAGAGTAAAGTTAGATATAGAGGACAAGGCAGATGATAGAACTATTGATAGTGTTATTAGTTTTTATAGGTAGCACCACGTTTGTTTTGTTTGGTTTATCTGGTGGCTTTGAAAAAACTTTTAAAAGAAAAAAGAAATCAGATAAAGAGCAGGGTGGTTGGTAATGTTTAAACAGGAGAAAGGATGAACTATAAATGTGATTACTGTGGCGAAGAAGCCGTGATAGAAGTAGAGGGTATTTCTACTTGTGATGTTTGCAAAGATATGGCAGAATCAGAGATAAGATGGGCAAGGGTTTGTCTGTTGGTAGATAGATAAAGGAGGAAGGATGAACATATTTTATTTTAATCACAGCCCGATAACTTCGGCAGAAGCACAGCCAGATAAGATGCTAGTGAAGATGCCGTTGGAAACAGCACAGATGTTATGCACAGCACATAGAGAACTAGATGGTGATGAGTGGGCAGATGAAGTAGGACTCTACAAACGAGCATATTGGAATCATCCTTGTACTATTTGGGCAAGAGAGTGTAGTCAAAATTATTCATGGCTGTATGCACACTTTCTAGCACTAGGTATGGAGTATACTTTTCGATACGGCAAACAACATGCAAGTCTTGTTAAGTTAGAAAGACCTTTAATGCAGTATCCAAAGAATATAAAGCAAGGCGAAATGACACCACTTGCACAAGCTATGCCAGATGAATACAAACATGAAAACCCTATCATTGCTTATCGTAGATATGTTATTAACGAAAAGCACTATGCCAAGTGGGAGAAAGGCAGGTCAAAACCTAAGTGGTGGAATAAAAATTATGCAGAAGCACTTGCAATTTAATTAAAAGTATGGTATAATGGAGGACTAAATTATGAAAGCACAAAGAGATATATTTTATTCAACAACAAAACAAGTCACTGAAGGCGAGTACAAAAGGTTTGTAGATTATGTTTATGATAACTACGAGGAATGGTACGAGCATAAAGTTTGTTATGAAGTTTCTAAAACTAATGGCAACTACTTCGTGACATTGTATGGTAATGAGATTGTCACTTTCAATGACATCTTTTAATTGACATGGTAGCCCTCAATAAAACCTTCCTAACCATGTTGATATGTCTTGCAAAAAGACAAGCGAGTTTGAGGTCTCGTAAAAAACCTCACAGAATTTAAAATTTTAGCGGTGTTGTGATTGGTCAAGTAGCTACACAAAACAACTTAAAAAGGACTGAAACAGGTAGACCATGTCCTTGCCACTAACATGTTAGATGAGGAATATGAAAAAACAAAAACAACAAATAGACTACGGCATGTATGCAGAGCGTTTAAACAGTGTCATGTATTACAATGCTCCAGACTATCAGTTTACTTTAGCTGATGAGAAGTATCATAACTATGCTACCTTAGTGGTTGGCAGTAATCATTTAAGAATAACTAAAAATGATACTGGATTATCTACTAAAGATTTAAAAGAACACATCATCAATGAGTGGTTTGCCGAAGAGAACGAAATGACTAGGCAAAAAAATAATGCAAAGCGAAAAGAAAAAAGACTTGCAATTTGAAACTACTTGTGATATAATGTTCAAAGTAATTAAAACAATTTATATATAGGAGTAAAAATATGTATGAGTATGTAGAAGGCGAGGCGATGTATCCACACATCACTACACCTAACACGAGGTTTCAACCTCACAAGTATGTCATTACAGTTTTGACTGATGACAGTACAGCTTCTGAGTTAGAAGCAAAAGGTATCTCTCAAGTTAGAGATAGAAGTGGGCAACCTAAGTTTGATAAACCTGCTTTTTCTTTTAGTAGAAAAGTAGAAGTTGCAGGTCGCATCAATGAAGCACCAAAGCTAATTGATAATGACGGCAACCCTATAGATGTTGCACTGGGTAATGGCTCTAAAGTTAAGGTTAAAATTAAACCTTATAAGAATGACTATGGAACTTTTGCTGAATTGATTGCAGTTAAAGTTGTAGAGTTAGTTGAGTACGCTGAACAATCAGCAGATAACGAGGAGTTTTAATATGATTATTACTATTAAAAAAGATGATGGAGAAAACGTTTATAATCTTAACGAAATAGCTGATGAAGCAAAGCAAGGCGAAGCTAGAGTTATCATTACTAAAGTGGGAACTCTTGATACTTTAGTTGAGGCAATCAACTTTGCAAGTGCTACACACAGAGCTAATCTTGAAAAGCTTTTAGATGATTGTGATGAAGCACTTATGGTTGAACCTGCTAAAGAGGAAGTATCTGAAGCAAAAATTATTGAAGAAGATACTAAAGATAAATAATAATTAGTGAGGGCTAATATGACAAGCACTTGGGATAAGGTGCACCAACCGTGTCCTATCTGTAATAGCAGTGATGCAGTTGGTGTTAATGAAGATGGGTCAGCTAAATGTTTTAGTTGCGACACCTTCATGCCTAACTATAAACAAAGTTGCGAAGGAAAAAATATGGAAGTACAAAAAGATAATACGTTTAAACAACCTGATGATTTATCAGTCGGTGCTTTTTCAGCATTGACCGATAGAAAAATATCACAAGCTACCGCTCAGAAGTATGGAGTAAAAGTTGTCCATGACTTACAAGGTAAGGTAGTAAAGCACATGTATCCATTTTATAATGGACATGAGTTATCTTCAACCAAAGAAAGAAATGTTCCTAATAAACAATTCTTTTGGAATGGTTCGTTAGATGATACCGGTTTGTTTGGACAACAACTTTTCAAGAGTGGCAAGTATATAACTTTAACCGAAGGCGAGTGTGATGCTATGGCTGCCTATGAATTACTAGGTAGTAAGTGGGCAGTTGTCTCTATTAAACGAGGTGCAGCAGGTGCAGTTCGTGATGTTAAAGATAGTCTTGAATTTCTTGAAGGATTTGAGAATGTTATCATTGCATTTGATAATGACAAGGCAGGTAAGGAAGCGGCTAGAAAAGTTGCTAGACTGTTTAAACCTAGTAAAGCTAAGATACTTAACTTGCCTAATGGCTTTAAAGACCCTAATGATATGCTCCGAAACAACAAGCACAAAGAGTTTGTTGAAGCATGGTGGTCAGCTAAAACCTATACACCATCTGGTGTTTTAAATGTTTCTGAACAGAGAGACAAGTACCATACCAGAGAAAAGAAAAACAGTGTGCCTTATCCTTGGCAAGGATTGAACGATAAATTGTATGGATTACGACAAGGGGAATTGGTAACGCTTACTGGTGGAACAGGACTTGGTAAGTCTTCTGTAACAAGAGAGCTAGAACACTGGCTAATCAAAAGCACCAAAGATAATGTCGGTGTGATTGCTCTTGAAGAAGATTGGCGAAGAACTATTGATGGGATTATTTCTATCGAAGCTAACGCTAGATTATATATAGACCAAGAACGAGAAAAGTTTACACCAGAACAACTTGATAAATTCTTTGATGTCTTGTATGATGGAGACAACAAGAATAGAGTTTGGGTTCATGCTCACTTTGGCACGAATGATATTGATGAGATATTTTCTAAACTTAGATTTATGATTATCGGTTGTGAATGTAAATGGGTTGTAGTTGACCACTTACATATGTTAGTAAGTGCAGTATCAGAAGGAGATGAACGTAGAGCCATAGATAATATTATGACTAGACTTAGAAGTATCGTTGAAGAAACTGGTGCAGGTATAATCTTAGTCTCACACTTGAGAAGAGTTGATGGTAACAAAGGACACGAGAACGGTATCGAAGTAAACCTATCTCAC